TGACGCGGGCGACGGGGAGAGCGACCCATGACCCTCGCCGAACGGACCCGGATCACCGGCCTCGCCGTCCGCTGGTCGAACGAAGCCTCCCGGCACGAAAAGGCCGCCGACGAAATCGGCCAGACCGGGGAGAGGCCCGGCGCCTTCGAACGCGACGCCCACCTCCTCGAGGCCGAAACCCTCAACCGGTGCGCCGACCAGCTCATCGAAACCGTGAAGCAGGCCGCCAGCGCCTGAAAAAAAAGAAAGAGAGAAACAATGCCAGTGATCGAGCTTGACCGTCAGCCCCTCTCATGGTTCGCCGAGAGCGTCGAGCGCGGGCGCCTCGCCCACGCCAAGGGCGAACTCCACGCCGAGACGGCGACCCTCACCCCCGACAGGGCCAACCACATGCTCGAGGGCAACGTCGAAAACCGCAGGCCCAACGAGAAGATCATCGCCTCAATCGAAAGCGCCATCCACGCCGACGCTTGGCGCCTGAACGGCGAGAGCGTCATCGTGTCGGTCGACGGCACCCTGAACGACGGCCAGAACCGCCTGATGGCCATCGTGCGCGCCAGAAAAGCGGTCAGGTCCATCGTCGTGTTCGGAGCGGAGCGCCACTCCCGCTTCACCGTCGACATGGGCAAGGGCAGGACCGCTGGCGTCATCCTCGAGCTTAGGGGCGTCCCCTACGCCGCCCGCATGGGATCAATCGCCAACCTTTACCTGCAATTCACGACGCAGGACTATTCCGGCGCAAGGCTCAACAAGGTCATGGTCGCCGACGAGGCGGTGGAGATCAAGGACGAGGTCCTCGCCACGATGGGCGAGTTCAAGGCCTTCAACCTGCCGTCGTCGACCCGCAACGCCGCCATCGTCGCCTACCTCCTGTTCCGGCGGAAGGACGCGCGGGCGTGCGAGAGGTTCTTCGAGGGCTTCCTCACCGGCGCGCGGCTCTCCATCCAGAGCCCGATCCTCGCCCTGCGCAACCGCATCCTGACCACCGAGACTTGGCACGAGGAGCCGCGCCGCCGCGCGTGGCACCAGCTCGAACTGTTCATCACCCACTGGAATTTGTGGCGCAGGGGCGAGCTGACCGGCCGGGGCTACAAGGCCAAGCTCACCAGCCATTTCCCCAAGATCCAGTAACCGTCGACGAAGGAGGATTGACATGTCCCTGATCAGCGCCGCCCTCGCCCTGCTCGGCGTCGCCGCAGCGAGTGGAGATGCTTCGAACACTCGCATCTCAAGGCCCGCGCGCCGCGATGCGCGGAAGGAGGCCGACGACGCCCGCCGGATCGCCGAACTCGAGCATTGGATCGACTATCTCGAAAGCGCGCTCGGAACCGAACGGCGCCTCTGCGCCCACTGGAAAGAGGAGGCGCGCGTCCTCGCTGCGAGGCTGGAGGCCATGAGGCTCGCAGAGGCCGCCCGCGAGGCCAACGAGAACATCAGGCATTATCAGGTCGCCAATGAGCAGATGGCCGCCCGGCAGGCCTCCTACGCCCAGCAGGCCCTCGCCTGCCAGCCGATGCAGAACCCCTTCGCGGGCCTCGGCGGCCCCTGTCCGAGCGCCGTGCAGGTCCCGATGAGCCTCCTCGCCAACTGCACCCCCTCCCGCCTCGACGGCCTCGTCGGACGGCTGAACCGGGAATAACCGGCGGGCGTCCCCTCCCTCCCCGCTCGCACCGAATAGGGGAGAAGGGCGCATCGCGGCGGCCACGGCGACGGACCCCCAAGCCATGGCCGCGATCATATCCGCGATGCGAAAGCCAAGCCGTGAAGGCCGGGGGCGGCGGCGGTCCTCCCCGGCCGCCCCGCCCCCGCCCGATTTTCAAACCGTGTATGATCGGCTGCAATGACCGACTACGACCCCGAGGCCCTGCGCCCCCTCATCCTCCTCAACAACGGCAACGTGCGCGCCATCGCCGACGAGATCGCCGCCGACAGCGAGGACCTGCGCAACTACATCCTCTCGACGCCCGTCCTGCGCCGGGCGATGGACGAGGTGATCGCGCGCGGCGTCGACAGGTCGGTCGCCGTCCTGTTCGACGCCCTCGAGGACAAGAACGTCCCCAACCGCATCGCCGCCTCCAAGGTCATGCTCAAGTCGCGCGCCGGGCAGCGCCGGGGCTTCCATGGATCCGGCGACCTCGAACTCAAGCTCCCCAAGCAGGGCGGCGCCCTCACCCTCACGTGGCTCCCGCCCGAGGACAACCGCCGCCCCGAGCCGCCATTGATCGAAGGAAAGGTGGAGAAGGATGAGTGAAACCCAACGACGGCGCCGGTTGGGCGACGCGCCGGTCGAGGACGAGTATCGCGGGAAGATGACCGCCGTCGCGCAGGCGCTCGATGAGCTGTTCAATGGCGACGCGCGCGGGCCTGACCGCCAGACCGGCTTCGTGCTGCTCGTTTTCCCCTACGGCGGGCAGAGCGGCGGGCGCTGCAACTACATCTCGAATGGCGCGGATCGCGCCGACATCGTCGCGCTGTTCAAGGAGCAGATCGCCCGCTTCGAAGGCCAGCCGGAAACGAAGGGGCAGGCATGATCCGCTGGCTCCTCGACCGCTGGCGGGCGGAGCAGCGGGCCATCGACCTCCGCGTCCTGTGGCCGGTGTGCAAACGCGAAGCGCAGGAGGCCGACCTCCCGGGGATCGAGCCGCTGGAGGCCGCGAGAGCCGCCTTCGCCATCCACGCCTTCAACGATCCCGCGTGGCGGCGCCTCGGCGACGAGGAGATCATGCGGAGGATCGATGACCTCCGCTGACGATCACGACGCCCCGCCGCTGGTCATCCCCTACCGGCCGAGGCGGCACTTCCTGCCGCTGCACGCCTCCGACAAGCGGTGGATCTTCACCTGCGCCCATCGCCGGGCGGGCAAAACCGTGGCGCTGGCCAACCAGCTCGTCCGCGCCTCCTACCTCAACGGCAGGCAGTGGCCGCCGCCGCGCTACGGCTACGTCGGCCCCTCGTTCGAACAGGCCAAGGACCTCGTCTGGGCCTACCTCAAGCAGTACACCGCCCCCATCGACGGCATCCGCTTCGTCGAAGGCGAACTGGCCATCGTCCTTCCCCACAACGGCGCGATCATCAAGCTCTACGGCGGCATGCTGGCCTACGAGCGCATGCGCGGCATGTACTTCGACGGCATCGTGCTCGACGAATATCCGCTGCTCCACAAGGCGGTGTTCTCCACCATCGTCCGCCCCTGCCTCGCCGACTACCGGGGCTTCGGCATCGTCAGCGGAACGAGCAACGGCGACGACCACTTCAACGCGCTCCGCCTCAAGGCGATGAAGGACCCGCGCTGGGACGTGTTTTTGATCCCGCTCTCCTCGACCGGCGAGGAGGCCCTCTCCAAGGAAGAGGCCTTCGAGCTGACGCAGGACATGTCGGCGGATGAATACGCCCGCGAAATGGAATGCTCGTTCGACGCCCCGGTCGAGGGCGCCTACTACGCCGAGGCGCTCAACGAACTCTCGAGCAGCGGGCGCGTCTGCGCGGTCCCCGTCGACCTCTCCGCTCCGGTCATCACCGCTTGGGACCTCGGCGTCCACGACTATTGCTCGATCTGGTGGATGCAGCTCATCGGCAAGGAGGTCCACTTCATCGATTACGAGATGGACGTCGGCAAGGGCCTCGACCACTGGGCCGGAGTGCTGCGCAGGAAGAAGGCGCAGGGGAATTTCGACTACCGCTGCCACCTCCTGCCGCACGACGTCGAGCATCGCGAGATCTCCACCGCCAAGAGCAGGCGCGCCACCCTGCAGGACCTCCTTCCGTCCGACGAGCCGATCATCACCGTGCCGCGCATCTCCTCGAAAGAGGACGGCATCAACGCGAGCCGGGCGCTGCTCGGCTCGAGCTTCTTCGACCAGACCAGATGCCAAACCGGCCTCGCCATGCTGCGCGGCTACCACAAGAGCGCGATGGGCCAGCCGGTCCATGGGCCCGGCCCGCACAGCCACGGCGCCGACGCCTTCCAGACCGGCGCGCTCGGCCTCTATCTCGTCACCGGCCTCACCGCGAGCATGCTCCGGCGCGGCGCCATGCGCCGCAGGATCAGGGGGCTGGTGTGACTTGGCTGAATGGAAAAAGCGAGGAGGAATGGGCGGAGATTTGGCGACAGGAGCGGCTGCGCGAAGATGAAATGCTGGCCTTTTATGATGAGGCTCCTTGGCGACTGACCAAGAAAGAGCTGGCCAAAAAGTTCAACCTCAGACCGACCCGCGTGAGCCTGCTTACTCGGAGGCGCGACGAACGGCGTCATCGCGAGCGCATGGCGGCGGCTCTCGAAATGATGTCGTTCACCGCGACGGCCGAACGGCTGTGGATGGACCTTGGATGGTTGGCGACAGAGCTGGAAAAGCGCGCTAACCGGCCCACCGGGGGCATGACAGGCCCTATGAAATCGGGGTAAGGTCGCCCCGCTTCGGTTTGCTCTGAGGGACCGGCAGATCGCCCGGTTTTTCTCCTCGGAGCAAGATGGCCCGTGGCTATCGAACGCATCTTCACCTTCAAAGAAGGCGGGACGCCGCTCTCCTACGACCCCGGTGATCCCGACACCTACCGCCAGTTCATCCACGCGCTGATCACCGACAGCAAGGACTACGAAAATTCGGTCCTCGCGCCCAAGCGCGACGAGGCCCAAAAATACTATTACGGCATGCTCCCGTCGCTGAACCCGAACGGAAGCCCGTGGAGCGACACCCTCATCGTCGAGGACCCCAACGCCACTTACGAGGAGATCCTCGGGCCCGGCGAAGGCCCGTCGAAAAGCTCGTTCGTCTCGACCGACGTCCGCGACGCCGTCCTGATGATGCTGCCCTCGCTGGTCCGCATCTTCGCCGCATCCGAGAACGTCGTCCAGCTGGTGCCGCGCTCGCCCGCCGACGAGGACATGGCGGAGCAGGCGACCAACTACGTCAACTATACGTTCTGGCAGGACAACCCCGGCTTCCTCATCCTCTACGGCGCGTTCAAGGATGCGCTGACGGTGAAAACCGGCTTCGTCAAGTGGTGGACCGACAACACCAAGCAGGTGAAGCGCAAGCAGTTCGTCAACATCGCCATGGAGCAGCTGCAGATGCTGCTCGCCGAGGACCCGACCGCCCGCGTGCTGAGGATGGAGAGTAACGAAACCGGCGGGATCGACGCGATGATCGAGGCGGTGGAGAACAAGCCGATCACCCGGGTCGAGGGCGTGCCGCCGGAAGAGATGCGGCTCGACCGCTACGCCCGCACCTTCGGCAAGTCGCGCATCGTCGGCCACGAGCGGATCGTCTCAATCGACGAACTGACCGCGATGGGCTACCCGCGCGACCTCGCCGCCAACTACCTGCAGACGCAGGACGTCCACAACTTCACCATGGAGGCGATGATCCGCAATCCCGGCCGGGGCATGTCGACCCGGGTCGGCGACGGCGTCCTCTACGGCGAATGGTACATCCGCGCCGACAGCGACGGCGACGGCGTGCCCGAGCTGCGCTACGTCTGCACCATGGGCGAGGCCCACGCCATCGTGAAGGACGAGCCCGCCAACCGGGTCAAGTTCGCCTGCTTCGGCTGCGACCCCATCGCCCACACCATCGTCGGCGACAGCATCGCCGACCTCACCGTCGACATCCAGCGGATCAAAACCAACATGACGCGCGGCGTCCTCGACAGCCTCGCCGAGAGCATCAATCCGAAAACCGTGGTCAACGAGCTGATCACCAACCTCGACGACGCCCTCAACGACGACCTCGGCGCCGTGATCCGCACCCGGGGCGACCCCGGCAACGCGGTCCAGTTCGCCACCACCCCCTTCGTCGGCCAGCAGGCCCTGCCGGTCCTCGAGTACCTCGATGCGGTGCAGCAGCGCCGCACCGGCCTCTCCGACGCCGCCAAGGGCCTCGACCCCAAGGCGCTCCAGTCCTCGACCATGATCGGCGTCGAGGCGGTGATCAACGGACAGCAGGAGCGGACGGAGCTGGTGGCGCGGGTGCTGGCCGAAACCGGCTTCCGCGACCTGTTCCACGGCCTCTTCAACGAGATCGTCGAGTGCGAGAACCAGACCCGCACCCTCAGGATCAACGGCAAGTGGCAGACCTACCACACCTCGATGTTCGACGCCGACATGTCGGTCGAGGTCAACCCGACCTTGGGCAAGGGCTCGGACACCGTGAGGATGATGACGCTCCAGCAGATCAAGCAGGACCAGACCAACGTGTTCGCCCAGTTCGGGCCGCAGAACCCGGTGGTCGGCATCCCCGAGATGCTCAACACCATCACCGACATGCTTTCCATCGCCAACATCAAGAACGTCGGCCGTTACTTCAAAACGCCTGACCCGCAGACCCTGCAGGCGATGCAGACCGCGCCGAAGGAGCCCGACGCGATGACCATCGCCGCCAAGGCGAACTACGAGCGGGTCAAGAGCCAGACCGCCAAGGACCTCGGCTCCCAGCAGTTCAACGTCCAGAAGCAGGCGCAGGACGAGGCCTTCCGCCGCGACAAGCTCGCCCAGCAGCAGGCCTACGAGAGCGAGCAGATCCGCCTGCAGGAAACCCAGCTGGCGCTCGACCATCAGGTCGACATGGCGAGCATCGTCGCCGACATGGCCAAGGCGACGATGAAGCCCGCGCCCGGCGGCGGCGGGGGAGTGGCCGGCGGCGGCGCTCCGCCCTAAACTGCCGACGCATTGTTGAACTCCTAACCTTGGCCGCCCTCCCGGGCGGCCTTTTCTTTTGCCGCAAACGGCAGTATTCATCGGGGCGACCCAAGAAGATGTCATTGGGGCATCTTAGTCCGGGCGCCGCCATGACTGCTGCATGTCGGCCTTTGACGACAAGGACAAGATCGAGAGCCTGAGCCAGCGGCGCGAACTCTCGGACGCCGCCAAGGCTCTGCTTGCCGACAAGGCCTTCGGCCACGCCTATCTCAGCCTGAGGCAACGCTGGTTCGCCCAGCTGATGGATCAGCCCCACGACGGGCCGGTGCAGGCCGAATACGCCGCCCGCCTGAGGGCGCTCGACCTCATCCCCACCGAACTCAGCCTGCTGCTCACCGACTACCGCGAAGCGCAGAGGAAAGCCGCCCGTGCCTGACGACATCGATCAGGCGCGCGACGCCTTCGCGCAGGAGATCGCCCAGCCCTCGAGGCCGCGCGATCAGGCCGGGCGGTTCGTCTCGAGCCGGGCCCCGGAGCCCATCTTCCAGCCGCGCGACGTCGAAGGCGATCCGCTGACTGGCGATGTGTCGGATGGCGGGGCCGACCCCCGCTTCGAAGAGCAGGAGAGGAGAATTGCCGATGGCCGGTCTGAGGAAGGGGATGAGGGGGATCGCCAGCGGCGCCCCGTATCGAACGACGCCCCGCGCGCCCGACCAGCCGCCGGTGACAACGGCGACCAGTCAGCCGACGATGAGCCGCCAGAGCGCGTCGGGCAAGAAGCCGACGATGCCGGTGAGGACGCTCAAAAACCAGACAAGGGGCCCGGCGCCGAAGGGGAGCAAGGCGAGGACACCGGCCCCCGGTACAAGGTTCAGGTAGACGGCGAAGAGCGCGAGGTCACCCTCGACGAGGCCCTCAAGGGCTACCAGCGCGAGGAAACCTTCAACCAGCGCATGAGCAAGATGGTCGAGGTCGCCAAGGCCGTCGATCAGCGCGGCGCCGAGGCGGCCCACGCCCGCGACGCCTACATCCAGCTGTGCAGGAACCAAGAGCAGGAGTTCCAAGCCCTCATCCCGCCGGAGCCCAACTGGGATCAGCTCTACAAGGACAATCCGCAGGAAGCCCACCGGCTCGAGAGCAACTACAAGCATGTCTACGGCACGCTGAACGCGATCCGCAGCCGCCGGGCGCAGGCGGAGCAGGAGGCCTTCAGCGACAACGCCCAGCGCACCGCGAACTACGCCCGGGCCGAGTTCTCCAAGTTCTGCTCCAAGAACAAGCTCAACGATCAGGCCTCGGTCGACAAGGCCATCGGCTACATGCGCCAGACCGCGATGGAGGCGGGCTTCTCCGAGGACGAGATCGGCTCGACCTACGACGAGCGGATGCTGACCATCCTCAACATGGCCTCCAAGTACCGCAACATGATGCGCAACAAGCCGATCCCGGTGCAGCCGGAGCGGGGCGCCGCCCTCCAGCCGGGCTCCGCCCCCCGGATCGGCAACGGCGCCCAGCGCACGATGAACGACGCCCAGCGCCGCCTCGCGGCCTCCGGCCGGGTCGACGACGCCGCAGCGGTGATGGCCCAGCTCATCCGCCGCTGAAGCCAATAAGTCCGGGTCAACCGGAGCCCAAGGTCTGACCGTTCGGGTCAGAGATTTGTCCAGCAGCTGCTGGAGACAATCCCTCTCACCCGAAAGGATCAACTCCCGTGCCCAAGGTCACGAACGCATTCACCACTTACAACGCCCAAGCAAACCGCGAAGATCTCTCCAACGCCATCTATAACATCGACCCGTTCGACACGCCGGTCATGTCGGCTATCCGCCGCAGGAACGTCAAGAACCGGCTGTTTGACTGGCAGACGGAATTTCTGCCGCTGGTGAACCTCGCCAATGCGCAGGTCGAAGGCTTCCAGCTCGCCAACGGCCCGGCGCAGCCGACCATCCGCCGCAACAACGTCACCCAGATCAGCGAGCGCGACGCCACCGTGTCGGGCTCGCAGGAGGAGAGCGACGCGGCGGGCAAGGGCTCGGAAATGGCCCACCAGATGGCGCTCGCGGCGAAAGTGCTGAAGAGCGACATGGAGAGCATCCTCTGCTCCCGCCAGCAGAGGAACGACGGCAACGACACCGGCCCGACAGCGAGGACCACCGAGGCCTTCGCCCACTGGCTCGGCCGCGCCGTCGACAAGAACTCCAACGTCGCCGCCGCGGTCGCGCCCGGGACCGTCATCACCGGCCTGCCGGTGCAAGCGACCGACGCCTTCCCCGCCATCGCCGCCGGTTCGCAGGTCCAGATCACCGAGGCGATGCTGGGCGACGCGATGCAGCAGGCCTACACCAACGGCGGCTCGCCCTCGCTCTGGATCGTCCCGCCGGGGCCGAAGCGGACCATCTCGACCTTCACCGGCCGGTCCACCACTCAGGTGCTGGTCGGCAAAACCGAGGTCGTGTCGACCATCGACGTGATCGCCACCGACTTCGGCCGGATCAAGGTCGCCCCGTCGCGCTGGGTCCCGCTCGACGTCGGTCTGCTCATCGATCCGGACTATGCGGCGGTCGCGTTCTTCCGCGCCTTCCGCCAGTTCCTGATGGCCCGGGTCGGCGACGCCGAGACGCGGATGATCGTGTGCGAGTGGGGCCTCGAGATGAGGAACCCGCTGGCGCATATCCTGTTCAACGGCATCAAGAAGTGATGTCGTAACGGCGTAATAGAGTTTCTGTACGTTACTGCCGCTCATCTTTGAGCTAGGACAGAGGAGTAAGCAAACATGGCTGCAGTGCCTGTAACTCTGGTCGGCGTCACCTTTAGATCGGACTTGGGCGTGTCGCCGCACGCCGCCGTGCCGACCACCTTCGTCGGTCAGGCTTTCCTGAGCGACGTCGGGATCGGCGGCGGGCCGATCATTCCGCCCGTCCAGCCTC